GTCCCGTTGCGCCTGTAGTCATTTAAAACCCCTGTCTATATAGCACTTGGCTACATTGTATTGATTATTTGCCAGTCTGCGTTCTCGCTGTTGTCAATTAGACTCCAGTAAAACTTACCAAAACTGCCAACGTTACCCATTGCTTGACTGCCTGTAACAGCAACCAACCTTTCGCCAATTGACATCGTGCCAACTGCGCCTGCCGCAGACACGCCTGTGAGGGCTATTGCCTTAACGGGAACTTCATCTCCAATAAGCCCAGACGCTGAGACACCTGTCAGGGCAATTAACCGTTCTGCAACTGAAACACTACCAACACTGCCCGTAGCCAAAACAGTTGTTGCTTGGAAGTTAAACTCCACCGTACCAACTGCGCCCGAAGCCTCAACACCGGTAAGCGCTACCGTTCTGCTAGACCCCGGGGTTCCAACAACCCCTGCTGCCTGAACGCCACTAATATCAGAGCCAAAAACAAACTCAACATTTCCAACTGCGCCACTAGCCAATACCCCAGAAATTGCAACAGTCCTAGTAATACCAACAGTACCGACCGAGCCTGTGGCTATAACGCCATCTTCGTTCTCTGCCGCACTGACAACTACGGTTCCAACAGCACCGGAGGCTTCAACCCCCGTAACCGCAAAAGATCGCTCTGCAACAGTAACCGTACCCGGAGAGCCTGACGCTGCTACACCAGCAAGCGCAACAGTACTCGACTCGGCAACACTTCCAACCGCCCCCGTAGCCGCCACACCCGTAATAGCTACTTCAAAAATGGTTTCTGGCGTTAATGTACCAACAGCACCAGACGCGGCAACGCCGGAGATTTCAGATTGCTGACCTCCCCAACTATTGTCGCCCCACGCCCCTGCGCCCCATGCGGTTGTCATGTCCTGCCCTCCTGTTTAGGAGGATCAGGTTGTAGCTAAACGCAGCAACGCAGTGGATGTAGTGTTTGAAGGCATTGTTAATGTGAACGTACCAGCAGTCACAGTCTGTGAACCAAAGGTGTGAACGCTAACAGCCTTGTCAGAAGCCGATGAGTTGTAAATCAACACCGCATCAAATGCCGTAGACAATGTAACGTTTGTATAGGTGATACTTGCGCTAGGTGTCCAGTAACCTGTACCAGCAGTGGTCGATGTGTTTGAAGACAAAGGCGATGTGCCGTTTGTCACTGTTACACCACCGGGAGTGTAGTTTGTGCCTGTAACTTCACCAGTAGTTGAGTACACTGTTGTAGAAGCATTCACTGTAGCCGAAGCCAAATACAAAGCGGCTTTAAAAGTGTTGCCCGTACCTGTTGTGAAGTTATGCGTTGCTGTCATCAATTCACCTAAGAACGATGAACACATTGCTTGAGTATTTGCCATGATTTTTCCTTTACTCGAAAGAAGCTGTGGAACCGGAAAGCACCACGGATTTTTTTAATTCAACGTGTGCAGACCTATGCACAAGTTCCCCATCCAACCAATACTCCACCCAAGTGGTGTACTCGTTGTCATTATCAACGAAGCCTTCTTTTTTCTCAAGAAGAGAATCGTCCATTTCGCCTTTGGTTGTCGTAACAATCAATTTGAACTCCTAATCAATGAAGTGGTTGGGCCGTTTGTCGGCATGGTGATAGTAAACGTAGTCGTAGAAATTTTGTCTGAACCAAAGTCCAACACAGCAACAGACTTATTACCTTGCGTGACGTTGTAAATCAAAGCACACCTAGCCGTAATTGCGCCTGTCCATGAGATATTTGGGAAGCCAACATAGGCGGTGTATCCAGAAGACGACACCGTGATAGGTGTTAACTGTGCGCCACCAGCTACATACGTACCTGTATTAGCTACTTCATTGGTTGCGCTGTACACAGTTGTGTCTTCATTTAAGTTGGCATTAGCCGTGTACAAAGCAATCTTGATTACATCGGTCGTCAGGTCATGAATACCTTGGTACAACTGCGCTTTAAAGCTAGTGGTTTGAGTTTGGACAATCGCCATATCAAGTTACTTTCTGACGGAACTGACCAGAACGGTAAGCGTCTTGACGCTCCATACCATCGCCCAAACGTTTAGCCAACCCAAGCGCTTCTTGGTACTTGGTGTTGTACAGCAGCATCATGTCTTGCTCACCCTTCATGTAGGTGTAAGCCTCAACCAAAGAACCATATAAAAGCACGGAGTCAAAGTTGTCACCAAGCCACGTACGACCATCCGCCGCCACCGTAATGGACTCTGGGTAGTAGTAATAGTGCAGCTCAACTACGTAGTTGGCATCGGGCTTGGGGCCAACAATAAACGTCAACTCATCAGTAATTGCGCTTCCGGCAACTGTTGGGCCAAACAAAGCGTAATATCGGGGCAAACCTGTCTCAGTTGGGCTGGGATAAGCTTGGCGAATAAAGTTTACATCTTTGTTCAGCAAGTACTCGTAGTTGCCGTCGGCATCAACAACAGCCAGTGAATACACAGCCAAAAAGTCATCAGGTGCGGACAAGTATGTACTAGTGGTAGATACCACACCCGTCATGTTCTTGCGAATAGACGGAAACTGAACTGAATTGTAAATACGCTGCTCAGCCTGCGTAACGAACACAGGGATATTAGCCACGAAATCTGCTTCCGTGTTTTCCGTGTACGCTTGAATAGCAGCGCTGAGTGCGGCGTAATTCATGCCATTGGGCCCCGAGCCATCAAGCCTTTAGTTGCTGCGCCTGTGCCGCGAACTTTGATGCCTGAAGTTTTGGTTTCATTCTGGCCGTTGTTGTAGTTACCAACACTCATCTTCATGGTGCTAAGGCTACTAATGCTGGAATCCTTGCCGGGGTTAGTCGACATTACCAAAGGCTTGCCATTCATTTTGTGCGGTGCAGCATAAGTAGCGGCATCACCAACTTCTTTGCCCATAACTTTTTTACTAAATTTAGCCATGATTAACCTTTCTTTTGGTTCATTACACGGGCCATGTTGCGACCGACTTTCATCATCGCTTCGCTGGTCACGCCAGAAGACTTCTTACCGCCTCTGGGGTTTGGTGCTGTGGGGCCGCTGTTAGGGAAGATTTGAACATCTGTCTTACCTTTTTTAGCGACGCCGTCTGCTGCTTTTTTAAATCCCATTTTAATCTCCTAAGTAACTGTTACCGTAACTGTACCAACATATGCCGTTGCCACCAAGTAATTTGGTGTTAAAGGCGCATCAAAAGCACTCGATCCACCAACTGGAGCCCAGCCCCATTGAATTTCCCTAGAACCACCCGTTACAAAACCAGCAGCATCCGGGGCGTTGCTAGTAGAGTTTACTGTTTGCAAGCCGTTTGTACCAGCCGTATAGTAGGTTGTATCCCTACGCGGATTGCGTACAGCTTGTGGATCATCAACTGGATACATGCCTAGCAACAACTGCGGCTGATCTGGATCCCAGCACTCAGGACAAACAAGCAGATTGTAAATCTTAGTCTTCTGAATCTCTTTACGAAGCGCCGTTAATTTGAACTGGAAGCCGCAGCGATCGCACATGGCGATACTGTTCTTACCGGAAGCAAACCTATTGCCCATTTATGTACCACCACCAATAAACATTTGCCTTGGTACAAACCGCAAAGAAGCATGTTCCTGATCTTCGCCAGCCGCTAACTGCCACGCTTCGTCGTATTGAGCTTTGAGGACGTCTAAACGCCCTGCCCCTTCTGGAACTTTTAGCGCCAAGTAGTAGGCGAGTCCAGCAACCAAGCAGGGCAAGAAACGGAAAGGTACATCCATAGTCCGAGTGCCGCCGCCTGCGTCATCAATACGGCGCATGCGCCAGTAAACGAATTGGTAGGTTTGTGATCCATCTGGGGTCGGCCAAACAGTTACGGATGGCAAGTTTTGTGAGTAAACAGCGGCGGCAGTAGAGTGCGCCACTGCGGTTGTGCCGTTCTGCCCACGAAAACAGTTCATTAACTGATTGCCGCTAATGTAGCCATACTGCACAGTCTCACTCTCAATCAAAACAAAGCCAGTAGTAGCCAAACCAGCAGTAGAGGTTAGCGTAATCGTGGTATCTGTAGCTGAGATTCCACCATTTAATGTAGTCCCTACGGACGATGTTTGTCCATCTAGACGCTGAAACCACACCTGAATTGGGCGGGCTTGTTGCATCTTATTGGGGATAGTTGCATAGGTAGAAACACTAATACGGGTAATTGTTAGGTCAGACTGCGTAGAAGAGTTACCTGCACCTGTGCGAATTACATGTTCTAGCAAATCCACAGTGTCATTTGGCAGTGCGTACGTGGCTAAACCCTGAGTAAAGGTAAGCGTCCCCTGCTCAAACGTCCACATGTTAATGCCACGGTTTGCCCAATCAGCAAACAACAGATTTAACGAACGACGGGCTGTACGTAAGTCGTAGCCCGTGCGAAGCTCGGAGCCCGCACGCTCAAACGCTTCCTCAACAATCTCATTGAGGTCAAGATTAAACGCTGCAACTCCAGAAGTAGTCATCTAAATCCCGCCGTTTTCTTTGCAATTGTTTTTG